CAACCGCACCACCCACGCGATTCAGGGTGGTGGTGGGGCATTGCTGGCATGGGAACCGGGGTGCGGTAAAACATACGGGGCCATCTGGGTCACGCGAAAGCTCGACGCCGACAGGCGAGTTGTCATTGTGTGCCCGAAGCGCGTTATTCCGTCATGGCAGGCCAGTATCAAGACCATTACCGGCCGGGAAGCGAGAGTGCTGTCACGCTCTACCAAGGCGGGGCGCGCCAACATTGAAGACATGTTGAACGGCGAGGATGGCTGGTGGGTTATTAACTTCGAGCTATTGGTTTCCCTGGGAAAGGCGGCCGCTTCCGGTAAATGGCCGAATGTTCCTTTCTCAAGGAAATCGTTCGACATGGTGGTCGTGGACGAGGTCCACCGTATCGCGAATCATCGCACCCAATCCTTCCGGGCTGTAAAAGCATTGAAATCAAAGTATCGTCTTGGCCTGTCGGGCACGCCTGCCGGCAATAAGCCCGTCAGCATTTACGGTGTTCTCAAATTCTTGAACTCGAATAGTGTTGATAGGAGTTTTTATCGGTTTGCGGATGAGTTTTTTGTTTCTGAGTTCAATCCTTTTGCGGCGTCCCCGTATGCCAGGATTTATGGTGGCGAAAAAACTCCCGGCTCTCTCCGTGATTCCATGGGCGATAATTGGTCTGCAATGCGGGGGAATGAAGTTTTCGGTGATCTTCCTCCCGTGAATGTTCAACGCGTCGCTTGTGGGATGCGGCGTGAACAGAAGAGAATGTATCAGGAGTTTGTGGATCATCGTTTGGCAATTATGGATGGTGGAGCCAGCGTGGCTTCGTCCGCCGCCGTTCTAGACGGGAGACTCAGACAAATCACTCTCGGACCGCTGAAAATCGTAGGCGATAGTGTCGAGTTCGAGGAGCGAGGATCCTCGAAGATTGACGCCACTCTCGATATTCTGTCTGATCTGCCGTCAGATGAGAAGATTATTTTGTGGTGTCATTCACGTAAATTCATGGCGCCGTTGCGGAAACGGCTTGCTGATGTCGGCCATCAGAGCGTTGAGTTGTCTAGTGATTATCGGGATGAGTGGCGGCAGTTTTTGGAGCCCGATGGGCCGCGTATTCTTTGTGCTGTCATTGCAGCTGCAGCTGAAGGGATCGATGGTCTGCAGAGTGTTTGTAACACTGAGATTTGGTTGAGTGAGGATAATAGTGTGATTTTGAATTTGCAGGCGTCTGCCCGTTTGAATCGTAAGGGGCAAACAAGACGGGTGAATCGTTTTCTTTTGCAGTGGGAGAATACTGTCGACGTGACGGCTGTGGAGCCTAGGTTGGAGGCAGGGTATGAGCGTCTGCATGAGAGCGGCCTCATATGAAATGTGATAGACGCCACGCTTATGTGGGTTGCCTACACCACCGTCACACGCATACAGTAGATGCCATGAGGACAGAAACACACAGCGCCACGATTTGTCTCGTACGACGTCGCATGACAGGCACGATTAGAAACATTCTTGTATCCGATGACAGTGAACTGGTCGGCAGGAATTTCCTGATCGTCGCCCCTGTGGACGATGGGCACTCAGACGTCAGCGTTATCCATGTCACGGCGGACAACATTAACATCGTGCGCGGCATGGCCATCAATAACAATCTCGACATTTATGAGCTCATTGCGACGGAGGAGTGAAAAACATTATGCGCATCACACAGGCGACTACGGTTGACGAGATCGCTGGTCGCACCATCATCCTAAAATGGCCCACACAGTTCGGCGTCAAGACAATGCAACTGCACGTGCCCAACATTCGATCAGAGAACATTTGGCGGATCCAATGCTACGCGGCCGTCATTTCTACAGCAATCGAGGAGCGAGCCGGCCTCACAGCAACCATTGTCGAATAACACACAATCATTAATCAACATTCAGGAAGAGAAAGCAAAAACACTAGTGGGAGTCTACCTAGTCTGGGAATCGTCGCAGAAAGGCGACTACCGGGTCTACTCGAATCTCGAACAAGCCGCCATGCGAGCCGAAGAGCTCGGCGGCACGGTCTACGAAATCATGCCAGCCGGCGACGCAAGACTCTTCTTCATTGAAGATATTGCAAGCGGGGACATTGAAGTTCGCCGCGACGTGAGACTCGCCGCCATCGCCGCAATTCAGGAAGGAGAGAAATTTGAATTTAACCCCGGCCGCCATGCTCGCGGTCAGTAATGTTTTCGCCCCAACCGAACGTGACAAACAAACACGCATCGGCGTGAGCGAAATCGGGGACGATTGCGAACGGTGCATCGCAGACAAGCTTCTCGGAATCCCGCACGATACGGAGAATACGGGCACGCCGCTGGCACCTTTCCTTGGCACCGCGTTTCACGCTTACGCGGAATCGCGCACAAAGAATGAACCGAATGTTCTAGTAGAGCAGAGAGTGGAGGTGTGTGACCTTGAAGACTATGGGCGTATTTCTGGGAGTGTGGATCGCTTCGATATTGCGGCGGCGACGATCCTAGACTGGAAGCTGCTCTCACGGAAAAAGATTTCCGCGTTCAGGAAGAGCATTAAATGTGACAATGGTCTACCACGATTCGCCAACACGGCGACAGGGAGTCAATTCCGTAAATACTACATTCAGATCATGCTCTACGGGTACGGTCTCACAAAACTCGGGTATGAGGTGGCACATTGTTCTATTGTTGCTCTTCCAAGGGACTGCAGCGTAGAGGTTGTGCCTGACAGTATTTGTGAGTTTTCTTTCCCGTGGCGGCAGGACGTTGCGCTCGCGGCCATAGAGAGACTCAAAAACATTTGGGAGAGAGCAAGGTCACATGACAGTGGTGTTGACAGTCTCCAAGCGTCTCCTCTATGTTGGTACTGCTCGCATGAGCGCCACACAGAAGCATTCAAAAACTACAACATTAACGGTTAGGAGGTGAAACACACTATGACTTTCGAGGACACTCTTGCCCGCCTCGGAATGACGGTCGTGAACCCTGAGCAGAATAATCACTTCAACATGCTCATTCACGGTGTGAGCGGTGTTGGCAAAACGTCGCTCGCAGCCACAGCATCACAGGTAGACGACATGTCGCCCGTCCTGTACGTTGATTTCGAATCCGGCACACTCCCAGTACGGGATTGGGGGAACCCTGCAAACATCACTGTCGTGCATTGCGACAAGTGGGTTGACTGCGCCAATCTTTGCGACAATATTGCACGCAATCTTGCAGAATTCCCCTACCGGACTGTCGTGTTCGACACGTTGGACAAGTGCCAGGAGCTCATCCTGTCCCACTATGAGACTGTGTCGAATGATACGTGGACGAAATGGCGGGCAGTATACGATTCCCTTTTGAAGGCGATCAGCGTATTCCTGAACGCCCCCAACATTTCATTCATTGCTATCACGCATTCCGCGCGCGAGAGCAGTGAGGTCACGGGAGAAGTTTTCATTGCCCCGTCTTTTGAAGGGCAGAAATCTGGGCAGCGCATCCCCGCATTGTTCAATTTCGTGGGCTACATGGAATGGGCGAACGTAGACAATGGGGACGGGGAAGAAATCACCGTGCCAGTACTGTACACTCGCAAACCGAACATTGTGACAAAACAACAATCACGCGGGTTCCCGCCAGCAATGGGGAACCCAAACATGACCAAGATTCACAATTACATCACTAGCCACTAACCAAAACATAGGAAGAGAGAAAACAATTATGGCTAAGATTACTGTTACCGCTGACCGTGGCGTCTCCGCTGACACTCTCGCTATCGCCGTCGACGCAGTCAGGGAAGCACTCCGCGACAACCCCACCAAGAGTGAGAACTGACCGCCACTATTCTTTCCATCCACCACGATTCACGGGAGCACAATAATTATGGCAACTGGCTTCAACTTCGGCACCGACCTCTCATCATTGGAAGTCGCTACTGGCGGAGGCAACTTTGAGCCGCCCAAGCCCGGAAAGCACTCAGCATTCATCACCAAGGCAGAAATGACCACGTCCAAGAGCGGCAGGCCCATGCTCGTCACCGATTGGATGATTGACGGCGACGACGAGGATGCTGGAAAGGCGCTCACGGACCGCACCGTTTTCACCATCAATAAGAATGGAAAAACCTTCATTCATTTCAATATTCCGAAGTATTTCAGCGCCGCTGGTCTCTGGCCGGCTGACGCCAGGGAGAGGGCCGATCTTCTCTCACCGCAGAAGATTGATGCGACTGTGAAGCGCGTGTGTGAGAATCTGGAGGGCGCTCACGCAACCTTGGTCACGCGAATGAGCAAGCCCAGGCCTCGCCTTGACGATTATGGTCGCCCCGCATACGAGCAGGACGAGAACGGAGTCACAATTCTCGGTGAGGATGGTGCCCCGAAGCCCGCTTTCTGGCCGCCGAGAGCTGAGATTTCTTCCATTGATTTCGAGGCCAAGAAGAATTCTGAGACCTCATGGTCGGTAGTTTTCTGACACACGCGGTCGCATGATTTGAATAGCGGGGGCAACGCGATTGTTGCCCCCGCTATTCAATCGAGAAGAGAGAGAAACACGCAAATGACGCAACCATTATACGAACAATACAGGATAGTCGCCAACAGACTCACCCAGCTCAGCTACCGCACTAGTAGCGAGAACTTTCAATTCTCCTCGATTGACGCCGCTATCGAATGGTGTTTCGCGTATCTGGAAATTCCTGAGGACAACAGGTGGCGATTCACGCGCCCTGACATTACTAAACCGATCGCCCCGTGCAATCTTGACATAGTGCTGAATCGTCTACCGGATGCGCCGTACTCGCATCAGTACTGCAAGGCGAATGGCACGCTTATGCCGTATCGCTCCTACAATGACATTCGTCTTAAGATTTGGAAATGGCGGCAGGGGAACGGTGTAGATAATTTTGAGTTCGACGGCATGACGTCGGCTATCG